CAGTCTTACCCACTACAAACGATTTCCCAGATCCTGGCCCACCAGCCAAAAACACAGCTTTGAAGATCGAAGGGTCATTAACGCCTTCAGCGAGTTCTTGTTGAAGGTGGAATTGTTCAAAGGTTAGCATCGTAGCTCCTAGTATATTTTGCAATGTATGGATGAGAAGTCATTCTTCTTGATGCTGGAATAATAGCAGCTCTTGAATATATTTGGATTGCTTGATAGCAAAATCTCGAGATAATATGTTAAAAATGCTCCAGCCTGTATTTGCACAGGGGAAGTCGGAAATGGAGAAACCTTATCAACTACCACTGAATTTTTGAGCAACTTGGGCAGTGTAGTGTTCAGGTATTTCATCGGGTCGTTCAAGATCTTGGTTTTATCGGAAGGAATGTCAAACCCGTTAGCGGAGGCCAATTGAGGGAACAGTAGAGCGGATACAGCGCCAAGCTGAACATCAGAACCCTTTTGCCTACCTTCAAGAAATACGCGGATATCGCCAGCCTTGGATATTGTCCCAGCCTTATAGCCAACTCTCAGGTTGAAACCGCTGATGTTGCCCTGAGTCTCGAAGATGAAGTTCTTTTGAAACGGGTCGAACAAAACGCGCATTGGCTTTAGTTCAACATCAGGTAAATCTAGAGCAGATACGGTAGCGAACTTGCCGGTGCTTCTTGCACTAATTTTCTTCAGCGAGACACCAATAATTTCTCTTGATTCATACTTGTCAGATAACCAAGCGTTGAATTCATGTAAGGATGTTATGTCTTTTGTCTGACCGATTACCTGCGATCTGTTCAAAGACATGATCCATATATCGGCAGGGTTCCAGTTATCCTTAGAGTCTTTCAAACCAAACTTCTTTGCGAGGTTAATTAGGATGTTGGAGTCATTCTTATCCGAGTCAAGATATACTTTAGATTTTGGGAACGTGCCCATATTCTTAACAAAGGCGTCATACTGCTGTTCAAAGTTGTGCATCCAGTCAGCGCCAAAGTTGAAACCAACCTTCTTGCTAATTTCTTCACGGCCCAGTCTTTTTCCTTTGAATGCCGCCTGGAAATATTCAATTGTCCCCTGCTCTTGTTCGGCGGTTGACGGATTGGTCAGTGTTTCACCCTTCTTCGGCAACTTACCGCTTCCTCGCATACCGCCAGATGGATAGAGTCCAACATTGACAAGCTTGGAAGTGATGAACTTGTCGCCAGACGGAGAGAACCCATATCCAATCAAATCTTTGTGCTGTACTAACTTAGTGATAAGTGACTTGTCAGTAACCTTGATAATCAGCTGACTTGTGGCTTTTCTAAAATCATACTTGGGTTCAATATAGATTACATCATTCGGTGCAATCTTCCGTAGGCGATCCAGGAACCTGCGTAGCTCCGGATTTATGCTAGTCGGAAGGTGCTCAAACCCTAACCATTGCTTGGTCGCTTCAATTAGGTAGTTGTCAAACTTTAACATTATTCAGCCTTTCTTAAGAACAGAGAGTATATTATACCCTATTTATAATCGAAAGGAAAGCAGTTTGATGACATACTCAGGTCAAATGATTGATACGCGCACATTGAGAGAGAGAGAGAGAGAGAGAACGCGTACCAATGACATCACTTCAATCCACTAAAATCTCTCCGACCAGCCTTCTTAGTCGCCCACTGCATTTGATCGTCTTCCTTCATGCGTTTGCCGTATGCTGTATTATCAAACACTGGGCCGTTATCGGCTAGATCTTCTTGGGCGATTTGCTCAACATCAAACAGCCTCATCTTAGCTCTGTCAATGCCGACCATAAACCTCTTGTGAGTACTCATTTCGCCGTAACGGTTCTTCAACTGTTTTATCATAATCTGACCAAGCTCGTCTAACTCCTCAGTCACAATCAATGCTGCCATGAAGTCGGCTGTAGCTGGAAGGCCAAAGGATTCAGACGTATCAGTCAAGTCGATATCGCTGCTGCCATAACCACTTCTTGTTGTTTGCGTGGCAGATACGATAGGGACGTTTTTCTCAACAGCCAAGCCGCGCAGCTCTTCAGCGATTGCTTTGATCAGAGTGTATGAGTTCACATTAGAGCCAGCTTTCATACGAGATGACATACAAATGTTGAGGTAGTCAATGTAGATAATATCAGGGACGAAAGACTTCTTCATCTTCATCTCATTGAGCAGATGCCTGAAGTGACCAGTACCAGCAGATGCCGTGGGATATTCCTTCACCAATAACTTACCGGCAGTCTTGCCCTTAACCCTCGCAATCTTCTTAGTGAACATATCCTTGGGTAATTGTTTCAATCCGTCCATCGTAACATTCAAAAGGTTAGCGTCAATACGTTCGGAGATCTTCTCTTCAGCCATCTCCATTGTGATATACAGGACGTTTTTACCATCCATAAGGTTAGCTGATGCCATATGACACATAGCCAAAGATTTACCAGCGCCAGTACCTGCCATGAATATATTCAGGGACTTGCGAGGGAATCCGCCTTGAGTGATCTTATTCATATACTCTAAGTCAAAGGGAACGCGCTCTTCTGCACGATGGTAGAACTCATATCGCGCCTCGGCATCTTCTAGAAAGTCATGACCAATATTAGGATCAAATGAGATACTCAAAGCGGAAGATAGCAGGTCTGGAATCGCGCCCTTGTCTCGATCTTCTTGGCCGTTGGCGTCAAGTATACTGATGCTCTCCATAATAGCATTATAGATTGCCTTCTCTTGACAGAACTTCTCTGTCGTATCTATGAGCCAAGCTTGGTCCTCGACTTGCTCAATATCAAGCTGCGAAATATAGTCAATACAATCGCCGAACTCCTTGTCTGATAGATTGTGCTTACCGTCCAACTCAATTGATAGTGCTTCCTTTGTGGGCAGTGTGTTATACTTCTCGACAAAGGCGTCTATTTGCTCGTAGACCGTCTTCTCAATACGGTCGCTGAAGTAATCTGGTGATAGATAAGGCAGCACACTTCTTGTGTAATTCTCATCATTCAGCAGATGCCTCAGAATAACTGTTTCTGTTCCCATGCTCTCTCTCTCTCAATTTTAGGCTACTGCATATTATACTATTAATACGGGAAGAAGTCAATCCTTTTTTTCTTTAGCAATGTCAGCTAACTGCTCTTCAATTATATCTACAAGTATGTTTCCCAGCAAAGTAGTGACTGTCTCAGCAGTCAGGTCATAATCGCTAGGATTTTCAACAGTCAAGATATTAAAATCCAACACGCCCTGCCCGTCTTTGTCTTCGTTGAACGCCACAGTGTCATATTGGTAGACGAGTCCCTCTAACTCGCCATCCAATATCTTTAAGCACCAGTGTTTGTCATGAAATCCTTCATCGTGATCAAATAATTCATACTTCGGAAGCATCGGATACCTCCTCTTCCACAACCTCATCAACACCAACTTGCCCATACTTAAACTCTTTACCAGCGGCCACCTCGATTTGGGTCATAATATCATCAGTGAAATACTCGGATGGATTTGAGTAAATGGCCTTGGCGTATACTTTACGACCATCAGGAAGCTCAATTCGTGTAGCAACTTTCTTGAAGATGCCATACTTCTCAGCAAGGTCGACCAGACCATAATAACGATCAAGGCCACTGGTATATGATAACTTAACTTCAACCTTCTTTTGCTCTTTAGTGAATCGTGACTTATGCATAGTAACTTTAATGATATTACCAACGACATCAGTTCCGTCACGATCCTTCTTCTTACCGAGCATCACAATCGAAGAGGCTGCATATTTCAAGCCGCTGCCACCAGATATCTCTTTGGTAGGAATGTATGCGCCGATCACATCATAGACGTGGTTAGTGACTAACAGCGGCACATTAGCTTTAGCAAGCTTTAGCGAAAGCACGCGGAAAGTGCCACGAAGCAATTGTGACTTGGTCATATCGCGCTTATCACTACCAGATTCAGTGTCAGCTAGTTCTTTAGCAGAAGATAACATACCAAGAGAATCAAGCACCATCATCATGGGAGGAGCGTCTTTACCTTGCTCAATATATGTAGTAAGAATACGAGTAGCATTCGTGCGAAACTCCTCAATTGAAGACGGTTCAGAAATAACAACACGCTTTGTGTCGATGCCCCGATCATCCATCATCTGCCTAGTGACAGCAGCTTCCGTGTCAAAGTAAATGACACCGCCAGTAGGATTATCTGCCAAGAACTGCTTGAGAACGCCAAGAACAAAGAACGTCTTGCCCGTAGCAGACTCACCAGCAAAGGCACTAATCTTGTTGTTTGGCACGCCGCCATAGATACTGCCTGAAATAGCAGCGTTCAAAATATATGAGCCGGTGTCAATAGATCCAGAGAACTCTGAACTATTGCCGCCATCACTCAACAGGGATGTGTTATCAATCCCCTTCACCATATCAGTTAAAAAGCTCATCTAAAATTTTCCTCATTAGGTTTATCAATCCAAATATTGGTCGCGAAGGTTCTTCGCGTTCCGCTTGTAATTGGCACAACTCGGTGCACCGTCGCTGAATCAAATATGATCAGGCGGTTAGGTTGCGGCTGAATCCGCTCAACGTCACCTTCCCGATCAATCTCAAGAAATCCGCCATCGGGGATCTCCTTGTGCGCATAATATACTGAGCCGATGAATGGCGTTTTAAGATCTTTAGTGCTGGAAAAGAGATGCTCGTCTTTGTCATAATGCCACGGGAGGTCTTTCTTCTTGCCTCTAGCTTTCAATATCCCAGTCCAGTACTCGACACCAGCAAAATCAGATGGGGTCGCGCCCAATGGTGCTACAGAACCCCAAATGTGAGCACACATCTGTTGCCAAACATTTTGGGCAGGGTCGTCTTTGCCAAGCCAGCTGTATGGCAGTGGCTTCTTCCAAAGAGCATCAGACTGTATTGTTTCCAGGGCGACACTATCTTCAGGTAAAAAATTATCAATTACAATTAACATCTCAGTTCCTATAATTCCTATGAAGGTTTATTAT